GCCTTGGATGACTACCTGGCTCCCACAGGGAGCAATTCTATCCTGGCCGCCATTGATGGGGATGACACCTTGGGCGGAGCGGTTGATTGGACAGTGATGGCACCTGGTGAAAGCATCGAGATAACAGACCGGGAGCAACGGGCCGACGGTTGGTTTTACGTGATGGAATTCCCATTGGAGACGTATAAATCGGGATGACCGCCATTAATTCGAAAGTAGAACTAAAGGGCAGTTTCGAGCCGTTGCTGAAAGGATTCTCCGACAAGACGGAGCGGGGTATTCTTCGGGCGTCGTTGCGGCGGACGGCCCAACAAGTGGTATTGAAAGCGGCCCGGTCTAATTTGAAATCAGTCGGCGGCTCACGTTTTGCAAAAAGCGTAACGGTCAAGGTTGCGGTCACGAATAGGGTGGCAAACGCCAAGATTGGGGCGAAGAAGGGAACGCCACTCGCCAAGACAGGTCACCTGATTGAGGGGGGTACCAAGGCGCACTCAATCGTGCCAAAGAAGTCTCGGGTGATGGTTGGGAGGGACGGCATTTTTTATGGTACGAAAGCAGCACATCCGGGCACTCAGGCTAGACCTTGGCTCAACCCCGCATTTGAAGACAACAAAACCCCGGCGGTGGCGAAATTTGGGACTCTGATTGTTGAGGAAATAAACAAGGCCATCTCCAAGGGGAAGCGGTGACCACACTAATCAAGATGGGGCCGGAGCGGGAACTGGCGGCTACCATCGCCCGTTGGATGTTAGATGACGGGGCCAGCATGGCGGAGGTCCGGGTACGGGTAAACCGGGAATGCCCCAGCCTGGACAGAGGAACCAAACGATGGACTCTATTGGAGCTTGAACGTGAACGAGAATGTGTACCTGGGGCCGTACATAGCCAGGCGGAAATTGTTGATTCCCCAGGGGCCGGGCAAGACGCCTAGCAGCATGAGATTCTTCAAACACGACGTATTCAGCTTCGACGGTGACGAGCCGGTGGACATTCGCGCACTGCTTAGAAGTCAGGCGATTCAGCCCTACACGAAGTCGCTGGAATCGTTGGAGGTGAAGGGTTAAATGGTTCGTACCCATGCTAAATCGGTCGCTCACTTTGTAGATGAATTTGATTTTTCTGGTGTCTCAAACAGTGCCCAATTGGATTTCTCAGAGACACCGGGAGACGTAACTGCGTTCGCCGACACTCACGCTACTTTTGTTGAGGGCAAGGCGACATTCCAATTCAATGTCCAAGGACTATTCTCGACCGCCACACCAAACTATGACGGTGAAACCTTCATTGATCTAACGTCTACCCAGCGGCAGGTTGGCATATATCCCGGCGGTGACACCGAGGGCAACTTTGGGTATGAAGGCCGGAGCAACATTACGGAACGCCCCGAGGTTGCGGAGACTGCTTCCGCCATTGCGTTGAACGTCACTTGGCTGGGTGACCAACCTGTAGTCCGGGGTGCGCTGATATACAAAGACACAGCGGTAGCCGCCACAGAGAATGGGACCAAGTTCCAGGTGGGAGCGGTTGGGGCGACTCAAACCGCCGTTGGGGTTCTGAGGTTGCTATCCGCTCCGGGAGGGGCCGGGAATAACGACTGTGTTGTAACCATCGAGAGCGATGCTGATAGTTCGTCTGGTGGCGAGACAACTCGGCTCACGTTTACGACCCTCAACCAGGCAAGCACCGCGACTCACGAAGTCCAAGAAGCGGCTGGGGCTTTCACAGACACGTGGTGGCGGGCGGTGGTCACGATCTCGGGCGCTGGCACCCGGACGTTTGACTTGGTCATCACTTTGGGCGAGAGGGAGACCTAATGGCCCGCACACATGGAAAGGATGTCAACTTCAGCTACAACGCAGTCAACCTTGAGGGAGAGTTAAACAACGCCGTAATGAACGTCACGATCCCCCCTGGGGACATCACTTCGTTCAATGATGCCTGGCAGAATTTCGTTGCTGGCAAGCCGTCTATTCAAACTGAAATCGCCGGTACGTTGAACATGGCTTCTGGCGGCGGGGACGTAACCCTATTTGAAGGTCTGGGGGCAGGGCATAAATCAACGGTGTTTGACCCGACCGGCGCAGGGCCAAACACCAACGACCCGGAATACCAATGCACAGCGTCGGGCCTGACGGGTGTGCTGGTGGCGAATTACAGCGTATCCCTACCGGTGGGTGGGGCGGCTGCGTATACGGCGACGCTGCAACATTCCGGCGACACTACTAGAGCAACATCCTAGGAGGTTATGACAATGGCGAGATCACACGGTAAGGATGCGGACGTGAGCTTCGATTCTGTCACTTTAGAAGATGAATTATCGAGCGTCACTCTGAATTTCTCGGTGCCCCCAGCGGATATAACGGCTTTCAGCGACGCCTGGCAGAACTTCCTAGCTGGGAAACCCACGCTGGCCATTGAAATGGCTGGGTATTGGGACCCGGCGGCATCGCAAGGTGACGCCACGATATTCGGGGAGCTAGGATTGGAGGGGGAGGAGTACGATGTTGAGCCGGACGGTGCCACGGGATACAACGGTTTCGCCATCGTGACCGCCTACTCGATAACAGCGGGAGTCAATGGCCCCATAACCTACTCGGCCAGCTTCCTGCACAACGGTGGCTCGGCTGCCGCTGACGGCGCCGCTCCCACTCGTGCGTGATGACCGGGGCCTAATCAGACCATAAGGCGGTGACGCCTCTTGGGCGCGCGCGGGGAGGGTTCGTACTGGTGCCCTCCCCATCTAAACCAGTACAGGAGACGACATGGTTAGCGATAACAATTCCAAGAAATGGAAGATACCCCCATCCCGAGTAGAGTCCGACGATTGCGCTGTCTATGTAGGCCGAACGATTGAAGACGGCGAAATCACCGAGGAAGGCATTGCCTATTATGTGCATAAGGATGAGTGGGTCGAGCTTATACCTTGCCGGTCGCTGGCCGAAGTAATGGCCCTATCCGATATTGGCTCGACGGCTCAATCTGGGTCCGGCGCACTCCGGGAATTGTGCCAAGTCCTGTCTGAGCGAATTGTCTCTTGGAATTGGACCGGTATGGATACCACCCCGATGCCGCAGCCTCACAACACCCCTGAAGTCCTGGAGCAGCTTACTGACGACGAGCTTATGTGGCTGTTGCAAGCGGCTCAGGGGAAGGAAACAGCGGCAACCAGAAAAAACGCTTAAAGGCCCTTGCTGAGTACGTTCTCGGCGAGGGCCAGCAGCCCTACGAAAGCACCATAGGGGTTATATGCGAGGCTTTCAACTGCACCCCAGATGTAGCGATGGTTCAGGATATTGCGTTGGTTCGCCGAATACTGGAAGCCCGGATGCTGGAACAAGCGAAGGACCAACACAACGCGGACAACACCAAAATGACCGAAGCTCAGACCAAACTTTGGATGGACGCTATGGAGTCGCTAAATGGCTGAAATAGCAACACTGTCAGTCCTTTTACAAGCCCGAGACCAACTGTCCGGCCCGCTGGGCAAGATGCAAGGGACATTGGATAACGTAGCGGCCAAGGCTCGGAAGATGGGCTTTGCTATGACAGCCATGGGTGGAGCTATCACGGGCGTCACAGCCTTGTCCGTAAAAAGTTTTGTGGCGTTCGAGCAAGCTATCGCTAATACAGGGGCTGTTTCCAACGCCACGGCGGCTGAGATGGATGACTTGACTAAGGTAGCCAAAGAAATGGGGAGGACTACCGTTTTCACTGCTACCGAGTCTGCGAAGGCCCTCAGTTTCCTTGCTATGGCAGGATTCAACGTCAAGGAATCGACCCAAGCATTGCCTGGCGTTCTCAACTTGGCTGCTGCCGCGCAGATCGATTTAGCTCAAGCGGCTGACATCACCTCGAACGTGCTTAGCGGGTACGGCTTTCAGGTCGAGCAACTATCCAGGGTCAACGATGTTTTGGCCAAAGCCTTCACCTCAGCCAATACTGACTTGGTTCAACTTGGCGAAGCTATGAAACTTGCGGGACCTGTTGCGTCAGCGGCGGGTATTAGGTTTGAAGAATCCGCGGCTTCTTTAGCTTTGATGGGTAACGCAGGCTTCCAGGCTAGTTTGGCGGGAACTGCGCTCCGGGGCGCTATTACAAGAATGCTCACCCCGACGGCTGCAATGGAAGACGTCATGCAGAAACTCGGCGTGTCATTTACTGATTCTCGTGGAGAATTACTCCCATTGGTAGATATCGTTGCCAAGTTGGAGAAGTCCGGGATGTCTGCTGGCGACGCCATGCAAATTTTTGGTCAACGTGCGGGCCCGGCGATGCTGGCGTTAATTTCCCAGGGATCTGAGGCCCTGCAAACTATGACAGGTGAATTAAATAATGCCGGAGGGACGGCAGATGATATCTCAAGGCGGCAGTTGGATACATTGGGCGGGCAACTCAAGCTACTGAAAAGTGCCGTCGATGGCCTAGCAATTGAACTGGGGACAGTTCTGGCACCTGTCATTAGAGCGGCAGCGGAGAAGATCAGTGCGATTGCGGGAGCTATTAGTGATTGGGCAAAAGAGCATCCACGGCTGGCGAAGTTTATGGCGATCGCTACTGCCGCCATCGGCGCGCTGATGTTGGTGCTGGGTTCGTTGCTGCTCATACTGCCAGCGATAGGTGCGGCTATGTCTCTAATGCTCGGACCTGTCGGGGTTGTGATAGTGGCGATTGGCGCACTGACAGCGGGGGCGATCGCACTGTGGAAGAACTGGGATTTCGTCTGGGCCAACATGAAGAAAATCACGGAGACGGCGGTCAACTTCGTGATTGGCCTGTTTAATACGATGACGTTTGTTCACCGTAATGCTTTGGCCGGGATGATAGATATTGCCAAGAAATTCATTGACGCCATACCAGGGAGCAACCCTTTGGGTGATTCTATGGAGAAAGCGGCGGCGTCGATTCGGGCTGGTATACCGGACATTGATATTACCGCCGAGAAGATCAAGACTATGGCGTTTGAATACGACGGAGCCGGGGGTGTGGTAGACGAAGCAACCACGGATATGAAACAGAGCTTTGCGGATCTCGCAGGAAGTGCCGAGACGGAGTTTCCCAAAATAGCAGCCGCAGCCGCTGACTTCACCGGCAAAATGGCTAGCTTGCTCAGTAGACAGATGCAGGACGCGATTGATGCAAGGAAAGGAATTCTCGCTGATTTGATAGACTCAAGCCAAGAGGGGCAACTAGCACTTAAAGAAGACGCTGCCGAAAGGACAGCAATAGCAGAAGACATCAATGCTAAGTTTATTTCGTTGACTAAACGGCAGCGAGATGACGCAATGAGTATTGACGATGAGCGCATGGCTGCCCTTATTGCTAACAGCAAGATCGTTCAAGCGGCACTAGACGAACAGGGAAAAGCCGCAGACAGACTCAATCGAACCTTTGACGATCAAACCCATAGTATTGTCTTTAACCTTTCCGACCAAGGGCAAGCATGGCGGAATCTGGGCAGTAGTGCCCAGGGCGTTATTGACGCCATGTCACAAACAATGGGCACGGCTGCCAAAAGCATAATTGATGAGCTGAAAGGGATGGCCATAGAGGGCGAGTCGTGGAAGGACTTGCTTTTGAGGCTAGACACTGAAGGGAAGATAAACCTGCAAAACTTGGCCGAGGAATTCAAGGCTTTAACCAAAGATGTGAACGAAACCGGGCGGGCAATCGCAGAGCTTTCGGCGGCAGAGGTGTTATCAGCACGGAGACGGGAACTATCCGGCCAGCAGTCCGCCGTTGAAGCGCAGATATTGCAAAACCTGGCTGCTGGTGTTGACGTGAACGCACTAGCTTTGGTGGCAAGTCAGATAGGCTCGGCGCAATCTTCCCTGCCCGGCATGGCTCATGGCGGCAGGGTTACCAGCCCTGGACTAGCGATAGTGGGGGAACGAGGCCCCGAAATAATGAGATTCCCTACTGGAGCTACCGTGGCACCGTTGGGACGAGGCGGAATGGGGGGGGCGACGGTTAATGTCACAAACCATTTTCATGGCGACATTATAGGAGTAGACGACCTAGACCGGCGTATTGTGCGCACCGTGCGGGACAAAGCGTTAGCCGGTGGCTTCATCGGGACTCCGTTGGTGAATTAAGTGGCTAATGAACTAAAACATAAATCTCAGGGCACGTCTTTGACTCAGGCTGAGTATGAGAATATCGACGCTCACCTCTTCGATGGGCAGGCGATTGGCGACTCTGTAGAGGCATCCAGCGCCACACAGTTGAGCCGCAAGAAAAACAACATCTCGGCCACGACCGCTCCGGGTGTTACCAACGATACCACTGAGGGGTATAAAATAGGGTCGTTTTGGTACGACGTGACAGCGGATAAGGCTTATGTCTGCCTAGACGTGACGACGGGGGCGGCTGTCTGGATAGAGATAACGCAAGGCGGACTGGCGAATATTGTAGAAGATACCACCCCTCAACTTGGCGCCGCCTTGGATGGGCAGGGGTTTGACCTCAATAATATGGGGGTACTGTTCCTAACTGAGCAAGCTGCGGCTGAGGCCGATGTCGCTGGTAAAGGGCAGCTTTGGATCAAAACAGCAACCCCCAACGAGCTTTGGTTCACCGACGATGCAGGGACGGACTTCCAGATAGGAACCCTGACTGGAACCGAGACCTTTACGAATAAGACCCTTGTGGCACCTGCCATTGGTACACCGGCTTCCGGTGTGATGACCAATGTAACGGGTCTGCCTTTAACCACCGGCGTCACTGGTGTTTTACCAGAGGCTAACTTGCCAAACGCTTCGGCAACCGCCGAGGGTGTTGTGGAACTAGCCACCGTCGTAGAGCTAGAAACCGGGACAGACGCGACACGAACCATCACCCCTGACGTGCTGGCAGGGTCCAACTTTGGTGAACGGGTGGTGCAAGTTCGAGTATTCGATGTTGCTACCTCCATGTCCACTGGGGATCGTAAGGCAACATTCGTGGTTCCAAGTTCTATGAATTTAATGAACTTAGTAGAGGTTCACGCCGAGGTTGATACTGCGGGAACCACGGGAACTTGCGATATTCAACTTCGTAACGTGACTCAGGCTGCGGATATTCTATCAACCAAACTCACCATTGATACCGCTGAAACTGGCTCTGACACCGCCGCAACCGCCGCGGTGATAAGTGCCACGGAAGATGATCTCCAAACCTTTGACGTGATAGCCATTGACGTTGACGTGGTTCACTCCGGGACGGCAGCACTGGGGTTAGTCGTAACTATGATATTCAGGTTGCCGTAATGAGACAAGCAAGCCCGGCATCATTTGGGCTCGGCGTCGAGTTAGTTGAGAATCTAAATCGACGCACACAGCATTCCATGCGGTTTACCAACCCCGACCGTAAGAATACAACGCTGTTCAGTAGCAACCTCCATTATGAAGCCCGACCCGGCGAGTGGGAGCCGCAGAATCTTAACTTCCAACTCAAGGGCAGTGACCATGTTTGCGACTGCCACTGGTTCCACACAACGGTATCTGACGACGGCATTGCCATGCTTCGCCCTGAGACCATGGCGGGCATCCGGTGGCTGTGGCCCAGTCGCCCAACCATCTCGGCCAAATCAGCGAACTACGGCGGCAGCGGCGTTAAATGGGATTACCAGGTGGGGCCGCACCGCCTCAAACTCTCAGGTACCGTTGCCACTCAGCAGGGGCCTCAAACCTATACCTTCCCTTATCAACCGTTGGGGAGTGCTTCCGACTTCACGATAGTTGATGGCCGAGCCGAGGCGGATGGTTTCCATGTTGGCTGCCCTGTGATATTCGGAGCCAATCGCAGAACGTATGTGACCTCTGGCTGGATACTGTTGCCTCGGCAGCGGATGGCGTTTACCTTCGATGATACGTCTCTTCCGCTCGAAGCATATCCCTACGTCATTGACCCCACCACCACGTTCAAGCCTGACGGCACCGATGGGCGTGACGCCGGCATAGACGACCGTTTCTCAACGACCGTCTTTGAGACCGGGCCTTTCCTTACGGGAGACGTTGAGGCAGCGTCGGCCAGTGCCCAGCGGATGGTCATTAAGTTCACTGAACTCAGTACCATCTTTGGAGACACGGTTGATGATGTAATTCTCAAACTTTTTGAGATAGGAGCGGCGGGAGCAGGCAACCATACTGTAGAGGTGCGAGTCCTTTTGCAAGCCTGGGTTGAGGCTCAGGTCACTTGGGATGAGTTCAGTTCAGGGAATAGTTGGGCCTCAGCCGGAGCTAGCACGAATGGCACAGACCGCAGGGCTGCGGTTAGTGCCAGCAACGTCTTAGATGGCACCGCAGCGGGAGCGTATATAAACTTCGACGGGGCTACGCTGGACGCTGACATTCAGGAAATCCTGAACGAGACTTTAACGAATAACGGCCACCTCATATCAGCCGAAGGGGTCGAAAGCCAAGCGGGGGCAGAGGACTACAGTCAGTGGCGAGGGTCGGATGACGGTGTATCGGAAAGGCCGCAACTGGTGGTTGTCCACTCATCTCCCTCTACATTCACCCCAAAAGTGATGATATTTTAACCGATGGTTGACATCAACTACACATTCTCGGTTGACTGGTCCAACGATGGCGACTACGGCGATACCGGTGAGGACGTGAGCGCTCGTATCCTGGCGGCTAGTTGGTTCCGGGGTCGGGACGATGAAAGCCAATTGACAGGCCGCTCCGTTGCTGGTGCCTGTGACATCTTGCTCAACAATGCCAGCGGGGATTACAGCCGGTTCAACACTAGCAGCCCACTCACGGGCAACCTACTACCGGGCCGGAGCATACAGATTCAAGCCGGAAGCGGGGATTTCCCCTACGAATTCCCCCTCGTTTTTGACGACAATATTGTCTGGACTGGGAAGCTATTGCGGCTGGAAACAATCGTTGACCAGCAGCCGGGCCAGTACGCTCGTTTGATTGGCATTGGCAGTTTGGGAACCATCAATGAACGCATCCTACGTTTGGCTATGCAAACGAGCATTGGGACAGGTGCATTGTGGGACCTCATTCTTGATGAACTCGGATGGGCGGCGGGTGACCGGTCAACCGATACAGGCCAGACAACCATCGCCAGGTATCCAGCGAAAGAGGTCAGGGGTCTGACGGCCCTGCGCCAAGTGGAACTGACGGAAGGCGGTTTTGGTTGGGAAGCGAAAAATGGCAACATCAACTTCTCTGGGCGGCACGCAAGGCTGGCCGGTGATGCGTTGATGAGCCAAGCGACATTTTCCGACGCTTCGGGGGCGGCGCTATCGTACAGTGCCATTCAAGAAGCTGACCCGCTGCCAGGGTTATTCAACATTTTCGCAGTGCCAGTCCAGCGTTACACCGTTGGGAGCCTGGCTACGCTCTGGACGCTATCGGAGTCGGGAGCGAATTCCCCGTCCATTAAGCCGGGAGAAACAAAGACGTTTTGGGCCCGGTATCCCAACCCCGCCAGTGCCACCAATGCGGATTCCGTTGATGCCTGGACTACTGTGGTTGAAAACACCGACTATGAGGCCAACACCCAATCAGGCGGTGGCGGGACTGACCGGAGTGCCAGCCTGTCTTTGGTGTTGACCAAATTCGCAACGGCCATGAAGATTGCGGTAACGAACGACCACGCCACGGATACCGTTTTTATCACCTTGCTACAAGCCAGGGGAACTCCGGTCACGAAGGACGACCCCGTTACTATGCAGTCTGAGGATGCTACCAGCAAGACAGCTTACGGGGAGCGGACTTGGCCTTCCCCGCCAGAGTTCATTCCCGACACCGACGAGGCTCAGAACTGGTGCGGCTTCAACTTAGCGATCTACAAGAATCCCATTCCAAAGTTGCCCATGACGGTGATGGCCAACAGGGATACGGCCCACCGGGCTCAGGTATTGACGCGGGATATTAGTGATAGGATTACGGTTGTGGCTAATAATGGGGCCAACCTGGGGCACTCTGGGATTGATTGTTTTATTGAGTGGGAGAAGCACGAAGTCAGTCGGGGGGCGAAACAACATACGGTCACTTGGGGATTGTCGGGGGCAGAGGCTTTTTCGGATTGGTTTGTTTGGGGCACGTCCAAATGGGGCACAACGACGAGATGGACTTACTAAATGCAAAAGAGATATACGGTGCAAAGCGTCAATACGGCGATACGGCTGGGGAAGATTATCCAATTTGAGGACACACAGCCAATCCCGTTGGACCGGTTTGTTCCCAACATTGCAGGGAGCCGTGGATTCCCCCTTCCGAGGGGAGAAGCCGATGGTCAAGTTTTTGCGTTTGCCGAACATGGTAGGTGGATGGCGAAATGCCCACACAGGTGCGGCGGGGCCGAAATGGTCAGTGAAGCCTATCCGTTCTTTTTCTGTCTGTCTTGCGGCGGAGACGGGACGTGGTGGCCAGTGGTTTTCCCGGATAACATCCGAGCGATTGAGGTCGAGTTGTTGAAACGCAAAATCGTCGAGGGTTGGGCCTGGCTCCCTGGAGAGTCGTTGGATGCGCTACGCAGAGAGACGAAAGTAATAAACGCTGCGGCCCAGGAGGCTGACTAATCTCATTTACGACCGTACCAACAATAACTACGGGCGACGTGGCAACAGCCGCGTGGGCCAACACCAACATCAAGGATAATTTCGACGCCTCCGCTGTGGCATTGGTGACCACGGACGGCGACATGGTGGTTGCTACCGCCTCAAAGGCACTCAAGCGCCTGGCAGCGTTTACCGGGGATTTGCTGCTACACGAGATCGGCGGCCTTGAATCTGACGTTTCAGCCGGTGATGGGTTTGTCGAAATCAAAGGCGGAACCACCACGGTCATTAAGTCCAAACTAGACGCCACTGCTGCCCCTGGAGTGAGTAACGACACGACAGAGGGCTACTCCATTGGGTCCAGTTGGATAGACGTTACCAACGACAATGATTATCGAGCCGTCGATGTTACTACAGGGGCGGCGGTCTGGAAGTTATCGGCTGCCGTTGAAGAAGGCACTTGGACAATCGAGGTTGCCGATGACAGCTTTGACGGGAGTGGCGAGAGCCAGACATACACAACTCAAATTGGCCGATACACGAAGATTGGTCGAACTGTCTTTTACTTTGGGAGGGTTGTTATATCGTCGCTTGGCACTTTAACCACGAGCCATCAAGCTCGTATAGTTGGGTTGCCTTTCACATCAGCCAATGTATCCAACATGAATTACCCAGTAACTGTGTCTCAGGGTGCTAGCCTAGCCTTGGGCAATGCCTCAGAGTCGGTTACAGGCTTCGTTGTTCAGAACGCTACTCGTATCGACTTGGAAGTATGGGATGCCACCACTGGCACGACATCAATGCTCCTTTCTGAGTTATCGGCAGGCGGTGGGCTTTCAGTAAGCGGGTTTTACGAGGTATAAGGTCAAGGCGTAATGCTAACCCAGACTGATAAAGAACGACTCTCCGTCTTGGAGGCCAACATTCCTTGGATTAAGGATGCGATAGCCCGTATCGAGTTAGCCGAGAAGGAGCGGGTCAAGTCCCTTGAGAAGCACCTGATGAAGCACCCCAATGGGACTGGCGGCGTCCAAATCATCATTGGGAGGAAGGCGTTGGGATTGCTGGCGACTGGACCTGCTGGGGCTTTGATAGCATGGCTGCACACACAAGGGGTGTTCACGTTTTAGTTTCATTATTATGATGGTAAAAGTTTGCGCTTCAAATGCCGCCCTTTTGGAAGTTTCTCTAAGATTTGTATTATGGGCGTGGCCCCTTCTGGCAATGCGTTTTCATCGTAGTTTTTTCCACATTGGTAACAGACGTGGCAGCTCCCAAATAGGTCTATATAAAACCTCAGATCGCCGCCGCATTTCCGGCAACCCTTGGCTATGAATGTTGGTCGATTCATATCTGAGCCTCCGTTTGACCATGCCCGCATTCGCAGATATTCATTTTGCTTGCCTCCGTTGGAAACCGGACGCCGGGTATCTGCCTGGTGTAAACCAGGATCGCTTGAAGTGCTGTTAATCCTAAATCTGTCCCACAGGCCAAAATTTCGTCGCCTATTTCCACGTCAAAAGTAGGACCGGGATTGCCGTCTCCGGCGTAATTGTTCACATCAATTCCTATGCCAGCATTGTGTGCTGCCTGTAGGTAAACAAGGGCGTCAGCCGTTGGCACCTTGCCCCAGTTACCGCAGACTAAACAGGTCAATTCACGATCGGCGTTATGGCTTTGTGGCCCATGCTTTAAGCCGGGGCAGTCCTCCAACACGCCTGGCAGCACAGGGACCCGACCAGAGTCGTCGAAGATTGACGTATCTACTGCCCGATGCTGTTCAGCACAACAGTTTATTGAGTCGCCTGACGAGCTTCGATGGCAAGCGCACAGGCACGGTTTAGTCGCCCAGGCTAATTGAAACCGGACGTTGTCAGCTTCGGTCATCACGCCACCTCTCGTAGTCGGCTAGGGTTCGAGTCAATCAACCTCGCGCTATCCGGTGTTTCCATGCTCAACCTCCAAGGCTGTTTTAAGCGCAATATGTTCTGC